CAGAAAGATCAATAGTCGCATAATAACCGGTCACAGAGCCTTCTCGTGCTTTCGCACGATTAAGCAACTGGTCGGAAAAACCTTGAGAAAGCCCAATTTGGGACTTCTCAAGGAGCGGCACGAGTTTAGTCATTAGAGCCTGCTGCACATATTGCATGTGAGTAGGCTCCATGGCTATAACTCGAGGAGTTTTCTGAGTCTTAGGAACAAAAACCACCTTAACGGGTGGTTCTTGATCCTCAGGGAGGAGACTGAATCTATAGTCCGGAAGATTGAACCAAGTATGCGCGCAATAGCGAGCATATGGAAACAAGCTTTCCAGCCGGGATGTCCAAGTTGGAAAATCCCATTTGCGGTTCCCCAGGAGCTTATCCTGGGTAGAACCGGGACCGTGCTTGGGCTTTAAATCTGAACGTTCAATGGCCTTTGTAAGGTCATTAAGAACGTCAGAATAAAGCCAAGCGAAACTACGAGAGAAGCTGCGGCGTTGTTCGTCGCTTAATCGCTTCTCAGTAGCTTCTAGATCTGTCTCACAATTTAAATAAGAGAGCTCAGCTGCAGCTTTACGCGCATCAGTGGTCTCACGTTCAATCTTTTTCAAGAAGAGCGTGAGCTGCCGAATGCAACGTATAGCAGCATGGCTGGGCTCCTCGCGGATAATACCGGTGCTTCTATTGAACACCTGGTCAAGGAAACCCTGTAAGAATACAGGGAGACCTGATCTCTTCTTGAAACTTTGGAAGAGATTTGGACCAATCCTACCTTGCTCAAGACCTGTTTCAAAGTCTGAAGCATAGATAGGGAGAGTGATCGTCAAAAACGAATCACCTTCGTGTTCAACACGATCGAGCATCGTAATGATGTCTCGATCGCAGCTTGTGTCACACTGTTCGGCGCAATCACGCGCCAATTCAGACCAGAGCTTCGTCAGGCTTTTCATCGACCTACTTTCGAATAGGTAGTGAGAGCTAGGCGAGTCCTCTAGTTTGCTGATGTCTTAGAATGGCTTCAAGCTATCTGCCCACTGGGATACTAATCCCATGAGGATAAATAGTAAAACTGAAGACCAAAAGACTAAACCCCAAAGCAGAAAACGCTTAGGGGACCGCACGCCATGACCTTACGACTCTTTGCCAACGAACTTTGTTACGTTGGCAGCCGTAAGGTAGGCAACCAGGCCCTTGACCAGGTCTTCGAGCTCAGTGCTCGTAAAACCTTGGCCACCGGCCGGTGCCTCCAAGACGATATAGGTAGAGGCAACGTAGGGAAGGTTCTTAGTCGGATCGAGTGGATTAGCTCCAAGTTTCTTGGAATCCAGTCGAAGGACAGAACGATCCTTGCGGCCCTGACTATGCTTAATGGTTTCAATGTACGCACCATCAGAGGTGCGGAATTGACCGTTAAACTCTCCCGAGGAAACTCGGGGGAGTGACTTGGCAGAACCAGAAATGGTAATAGACTGCGGATCAGCAAACATGAAACTCTTTCTGAGAGAACACCACAAAACCGGGTGTCGGTTAAGGCCTGCCCAAGGCATGTACGGGCGGCACAGATCGGCTTTTGGCTAAACTGTGACTTAATTAGAAGCGTAGGCGGTTTACGCCCAACGCCCCTAGGATGGATAGTTGGAATGGATTAAAATCCTTCCATGTATATCCAAAACCGAAAGGACTAGCTTTAACACGATATTTACGTTCCGAGAGGATCGTACCTACCGTGGTAAAGCCGCTGCCATAGGCCGTACCGGTACGGGAATGAACTTCCTTGTATCGATACGTACCCATAATATAGCCGCGTTTAAGGTACAGCCCATCGCGTCCCATGAAGGACACATTGGTGATAACGTTATTAAAGTTAACAAACCAATCGATGAGCCAACTCCAGGGAATCAAGTTCCATATGTCTATAGCGGTAGGCACAACGCCTATCCCTCCGGTCATTTCGTCTAGTTCGTTCAATAAACGATCTAGTTCGTTGACCTGATAATAGCCAAATGTAATACTTGACCAGATACGATATTCACTAACCGTGTCTAACGTACCTGTTCCCCCTGATGCTGGAAAAGTGCTCTTTTCCGCAGACGTCAAAGGACGGCTGGTAGTAGAAGAGCCCTTATCCAACACCTTGCGAACTCTGAAGGAGTCGTTAACATGATGTTTTACGGCTTCTCGGAATTTCGGATGTTGCAGAGCTTCAAGGAAGTTCTGCAAATCTGACACCAAAGGGGCGATACCAAACTGATAGTTTAGGTATTCGCCACCCACGGCGCGCAACTTTTTCTCTTTCGCCAGAACTTTGAGAGGAATCTTAGGAAGACCCTCCCGAAGTTCACCTGCAAAGCGGAAGAGAGAAAAGTCTGGGATGTCTGGGAGTGACTTTTTCACAGCAGTAGCTCCAAGAGCTACTAAAGTGCCTTTGTCAACACCCAAGCTTGCCGGGATAGGCGGTAGCTTACCCTGCGCTGCATCTTGCATCGCAACTGTATACATAGTAGAAGGAAACGCTATACCTTCGTACCCACGAGTGAGTCCGAAGAATGGCTGAGACCATCTACCTACAGTCGGCATAGACAAGCTGACGCTCTCCTTCGCGAAGGAGTCACCAATATCCAGTGAATCTAGCCTCCGATAAGTGGCTGTTGAACGATCTTGCTTCAACAGTTGCCTACGGAATTTTAGAAATGCTGGATGGTTAACGTCGACACATCTAGCGATCTGGCCCGTTGAATACGGGCCAAGTTTCGAAGTCGTATCACCGGACCATGAATTATTGTAAGTAGTAGAAGTTAACTGCTTATCAATACGGTCGCGGTAGATATATGACTTAGATTCTTTGAAATCAGATACGCTATTACCCATTGTGGAGTTCTTTCGGTTTGAGGTGTGACACGAGCTTGTGGCCCGTAAGGGC